CCTCGACTGTGGATACCAGCAAGTCGGCGGGCGGGCAGCGAAAGCAGATGATCGCTATCGCGCTATCAAAGGCAGGGCTCTCGAAACCCGGCCCGAAGGCGAGGAAATAAATGGCTACAATTCCCTCTCCCGACACTATCAAGCAAGGCATGGAGAACATAAAATCCACGTACGGTACTGGTTCGTCTGATCCTGATGGCTCGAAAAATTATCAGGCATACGCCAGCAAAGTTGGTACGGTGAAAGCGAATCAAGTTGCGGCCAACTCTGGGAAACAATCCCGCGATATCGAAGCAAAAGAAAAGGCTGATCCGGCCAGTGTTCGCCGCGCAAAGGGCGGTCCAGTCAAGGCTGGAAAATCCTACATCGTGGGTGAAAAAGGGCCTGAAAAATTTATACCGACGACGGATGGAAAAATCATTTCGCACGGCAAGCTAAAAAAGGGACTTGTCGGACTATCTAAACCCGGCCCGAAAGCCAAAAAGTAGCCCTCTCAAGTTTAAGACTTTCTATTCCATTAGTGTAGGAGTCCCTGTCATGGCTGGAAGTCTGCACGAAGGCATCAAGGGTTTAGTCAAGCCGAGTGAAGGACATAAGCCCGCTGGCGCACATGGCCGCGCGGCGGTTCACGCATTGGGTCGGACGAAAACGACTGGGAACTTCAAGCGGATCGAAAAAGCCAAGGGCAAGGGCGCAGCAATCGCGGCCTACCAAAACGCGCTGAAAGCGCACAAGGGGTAATCATGGCATCGGACCCAGTGACAAAAGCACTGTCGGGCGCGAAGAGCGCGCTGGCAGGGGCGAACAAAGCGTTTCCAAGCGCCATGGCTCCGAAGAACCCGGCCCCGGCAAAAGCCCCGGCCAAAACTTCGTCTTCAATTTCCACGGGCGAACCGGAGAAGGGCATTAAGTCTGAACTGCAATCGAAAGCGGACAACGTTGATTCCTACGTGAAGTCGCTGCCGAAATTGCACGACGGCGGTCCCGTGAAGAAAGACGGCGCGTATCAGTTGAAGGCTGGTGAGCATGTTCTCACGCCAGTCGAAGCGAAGATCGCGCGGCGTCACGCAATTGCAATGTCCGGTCTGAAGTCTTTGGCGAAGTACTCGTCAAAGAAAACTGGCGGCGAACCTGCGAAGCCGAAAACCGGAGAGAAGAAAACCACTTCGACGATCACCGTTCGGCCTGAGAAAAATCAGGACAAGAAAATTCCTGATCAGGCTAAGCAGTAAGGGAGAAATCAGATGGGCGTTCCGCGAACTCTTGGCGCAACAACGGTAGCACCGGGCACACCGACTCCTGCAGTTCTGGCTGCAGCCGGATACACTCCTGCGCCTATCGCAGCAGCTTCATTTTCGATTCTGAACGGCATCGCCACAATCGTTCTGGGCACCACTCTTCCCAAGAACGGATACAACGGCCCGAACGGTTATCCTCCGTCCGCCGACATCCATGGCGGCATCAACTCGCAATTCGGCCCCGGCGGCGCTGGGCAGGGTGCGGGTCCCGCTGGCGGACAGCAAGTCACTCTGTGGGGATTCGCAACTGGGACGTATTTCAATGGCAAGAAAGTCACCGTGATCGACAACAACCCGGCGAACAATTCTTTCCGGTTCTACTTTGCGCATGCAAACGTGGGAAGCGTTTCCGATACAGGCTTGACGGCAACCTCACCGTTCCAGCACTATCGTGCAGTGCGTCTTGAATGTAGTCAGAGCAATGGTGCGGATTTTGTGTATGTCGGAGATTTGAATGTTTCTTCTTCGCGATACGTTGCGGCTCTTTCTTTAACAGGGCAACTGTCCATTGAAATTGCGAGCGAGAATATTCCGCCCGAGGGAATCTTCATTGACGGAACATCTGGGTCTGACTCCGTACAGGTGAGCCTCATATACTAAGGGGGCTCTATGCCGTTAGCGCCAGAGATTGAATTCATTTTTGTTCAACTGTACACGATTACTGGAAATGCGGGAGTCGCGGGAGCGACAGTTTCGTTTACGGGCACAATGAGCGGCAGTGTGACCGCTGATGGCTCGGGAAATTATTCCATCTCGGTTATGAGTGGGACATACACGATTATCCCATCAAAAGCGGGGTATTCCTTTTCGCCAACCAGTCGAGTTGTAGCTGTGAGCGGGTCTAATGTAACCGGAGTGAACTTTACTGCAACTCCTATCGTTGCTTCAAAGGGTAAGAACCCGACGGTTTTTGGAACCATTTGGTACGGCGGACGATTCATCTCGCCCAGCACGTCCACTATGGGAACAGGACAACGAACAGGAACGAAAAAATAATTCGAGATTTAAGACTTTTTTTACCATGAGTGAGGGTGAATTTTCCCATGTCTAACAACTACGTTCAGGTTCCTCCCAACAGTACGGGAGTAAAACTTCAAACCTTTGAAAATACGGTCGGCGGAAACACCGTTGACGCCGAGGCCGTCGCTTTAGTTGATCCCTCGGGAACATCCATTCTCGGGACTGCAGGCACTCCAAACGCGGATGTTTTGACTGTTCAAGGCATCACGAGCGGCACACCTCTTATTGTGGCGGTGACCAGTTTTCCTTCCCTTCAGAACGTTAATGTGACCGAAGTTGGTGGTGCGTCGCTTACGCTCGGCCAGCAGTTAGCTGCTGCGTCTGTGCCCGTCGTTTTGCCCGTTGCTCAAATTACAGCACTGACTCCACCCACAACGGTCGCGGTTACGCAATCGACATCACCATGGGTGGTATCGAATGGTGGAACTTTCGCAGTGCAGGTTTCAAACTTTCCTGCCACTCAGCCCGTATCGGGCACAATTACGGCAGAAGTGGTCGGTCATGCTGGAGCTATTCTTGATGGTACGGCGGGCTCACCTTCTACTGGCGTTTTGACCGTTCAAGGTGTTTCAGGCGGCACGGCGATTCCCGTTGCAAATACTCCGGCAGCGGGCGCAATTTTCGAAGTATCCCCAACATCGGTGGCGAACACAGCTTCCAATCCGTTCTTCGATGCCATCACAGATGGCATAAACGGCGTGGCTGCGGTTAAAGCCGCATCTACGGCTGCTGTCGCTACAGATAAGGCTTTGGTGGTGGCCCTTAGTCCGAACACGGGCGTTGTGCAAGGTACGGCCGCTGTTAATACGGCAGGTTGGCCGGTCACGGCTGGCGGGTTGGCTGAATCCACAGCAGCGTGGACAAGTTCGACAACGGTCAACACCGCGCTTCAGGTTAACGTAGCCGGGTACAACACGATCATCGTCACTCTGAATCAAGGTTCTACTATCACTGGCGGAGTTCTGACTTTTGAGGCGAGCGACACCACCGCCTTCACGAACGCTTATGCTCTATCAGGCGTGAACATCGGCTCAAGTTCCAACCTTCAAACCATCGCCAGCACCTATACTTTAGTGGCAGCCGCGAATCAATTTTGGATTTTCAACGTAGCGGGGTTTGCTGCCTTCCGAGTTCGCTTGAGCACGGCGATTTCAGGAACCGCGACGGTCAACGTCGGTGTCACGACTTCGGCTGGGGCAGAGCAGGCTTACATTCCCGTGAGCGTCGTTGCCTCAACCAATGTGCAAAAGGTCGGTAGCTCGACGGCAGCAGCGGCTCTCGCAGACAACCAAGCGAACACAAACTTCTTCCAATCTAACGCATCGACTAACAATCCGCTAGCCGTCGGCGATTGGGTCTACGGCGGCGCATTCAGCGGCACCGCAAACGCAGCCTTGCAGGGTTGGAGTAAGATGCGGACCTCGACCGTCTTCAAGACGGTTCAGATTACGTCTTCTGCTGGTACAGGCAATACCGCAGTTTGGACCCCGGGCAGCGGAAATAAATTCCGGTTGCTGAAAACCTTTGTGCAGATTAGCGATAACGCTTCCGTAGCGGCGGGAACTGTCGTATCTATTCAGTTTATAGACTCCGCGACCAATATGCCTGTCGTCGTGGATGTTTTCATTCCAACCACCGCAGTAACAACCGCTATTGGAACAGGTATTACGACTACGATTGATTTGGGCTCACTCGGCATTTTGTCCGCTGCGGCTAATAACGTTTTGAACGTCGCGCTCACAACCGCGCTAGCAACTGGAAGCGTGCGAATTATAACTATGGGTACCGAGGAATAAAATGCCAGCTACACACACATACGTAGTAACCGCCGCAACCGCAGTTGGTGACACCGCAACCATCATCGGCACTGTAGACAACATCCCGTCAACTGGACCTGTGGCAATCAACATTCAGATGAACTACTCTGCAATCAAACAGGCGCAGGCGGTAAGCATGGCCGCACTGGAGGCTCTGGTCGGTCCCCAGATGTTGCAAGCCGCTCAAGCCAACGGTCTGACGAATCCAACACCTCCTGCGCAAATTACGCAGTTGCCCGCAGGCACGTTCACTTTGTAATTGCGGTTCGGGGAGCAGCCCGAATGTCAGACTTTCTCATTGACGATGAACTTTTTCAGCGTTGGCGCGACGAATTCGACTTCTCGAATTTTCCCAAGGGGTTCATGCGCGCGTGGGAGAACACGCTCAGCGAAGAAGAAAAAGATCAGTGGTTTCGTGAGCGGTTTCGATCTCTGAAGTACCATCGGTGTCTGAGCGGATTTGCCGAGGCAGTAAAAACGGACGATCCCGATCTGCCTGTTGAGTACGTGCCCATCATGGGCATGGACTTCCAAGAGAATCCGCACGACCAGCTATTCAGCCAATTCGTCCAGAAGTGCCCCGGCGAGGGCAAAGTTCTGTCCGATCTCGAAACGCTCACCAAGAAGTTCCTGATCCTGTGGCCCCGAGGTTTGTTCAAAACGTCGGCAGTCATTGTGGACATCGTTCAGACAATTCTGAATTATCCCAACGTTCGTATTTGCTTCCTCACTGGCGGCGACCAATTGGCTAAGCGCCAACTCGCGCGCGTGAAGCGAGTATTTGAGAAGCCGACCAAGCGGTTCAAATTTCTGTTCCCCGAGTTCTGCATCAAGAGCATTCGTAACAAGCGAATCTCGGACGAAGAGTTAGAGCGCAATCCCAACAACCCAAACGCATGGATCGACGTGCCTGTCAAGATGGGAAACGCCCATGAGTTTACGGTTCCCTGCCGAACCAATGATGTGTTCGCTGAACCGACATTCGCGATCTCCACAGCGAAGTCCGTCAAGGCCGGATCGCACTTTGACATCATCTTCATCGACGACCTTGTGAACGAGCAAAACTATCGCAGCATTAAGGCTCTCGAAAAGTGCTATCAGGATTACCTCGACATTTGCCCTTTGCTGGAACCGACCGGGTTCATCATCATGACTGGAACGCGGTATTCGTATGGTGACACGTACGAGCGCATTCAGGAAATGGCGAAGCAGGAAGAAAAGGAAATGGGGAAGACGATTTGGAAATTCTCCATTCGCAATTGTTGGAGCTACGGTTGCCGAAATTGCGAACACTCTAGCGTCTATCACGACTACACGAAAAATGCGATGAACCCGCCGTGTCAGTTGTGCGGGTGCAAAGGTTTTCAATCAGACGAAGTGAAGGGTGTTCTGTTTCCACAGACTCGGACGTTCGATGGTCGATCCATCGGACACACAGTAGAGTTTCTGGAAGGCGAAAAGTTGCGGTTGGGCGAAGAGTTCTTCGCCAACCAATACGAGAACTCACCTATCGCACTGGGCGCGCAGACTTTCACCGAGGCTCTGATTGGTTCGCAAACGCTGCATGATTTGAGCGCAATTCCTCCGTACGCGCAGTCATTCACGTTTGTTGTCGGCGACTTGGCCTATGTTGGGCAGGAAGGCCGCGACTATTCGGTGTTGTATTTCTGCCGATTGTTTCAGGGCCAAATTTTCGTCTACGCTTGTGAGTATGGAAACTGGGACTCCGGTCAAGTCGCGCAGGAAGTGATCAACGCGCTGATGAAGCATCGACCCAATGTAATCTTCCTCGAAAAGTTCAACGGGTGGGAAGCCTATGATCGTCTGATCACCGGGCTCGCGAATAAGTACGGCATCCCGAAGGTTCCGGTCCAGTGGGAAAAGTGCGATCAGACTCCGAAGGCCAAATTGATCCGCATTGGTTCAGTGAAGGGCGTGCTTACCAGCAAGCGGCTCTGGATATTCATCAGCATCAAGGGTTACGACATCCTGACCAAGCAACTTGTGAAGTGGCCGAAGTTGGGGCGGCACGATGACTTCGCCGATTGTCTGGGTCAGGTGGTCAACGCGCCGACCGGGTATCAGATGGACACGCCCCCGGCAACCGTCTCGCAGACCAATTGGTTGCGGAAATTCCACCAATCACCCCATGTGGACGACGATTACTCGGACAACGGGTGCGGAACAGGCATCGTATGCTGAGAAAACGACTTCTGAATCCATAAGAGTAGGGGTAAATCCCTGCCCAAACAGCACTTTTAGAGAGGCTTGAGCAAGCCATGGCCGTTGCGGACATCAAAGCAGTCACTCATTTTCCCGATCTTGGACAAATGCGCATCGCGGAACTCGCTGGTGCGCTGCCCGTAGGCGAAACTGCGCTCCCACTTATGCCGAAGGACGTGGCATTCGTTGATCAGGGACGCTCCGATGCTTCCATGATCATGGAAGCAAACCAAAATCGCGACACTTCCGAATCATTCATCACCACTCGCGGCCTGATTGGTCGGTGGAACACTGCCGAGATCATGTTGCGCGCTTGGGTTGAGCCCATCAAGTGGAAAGGCAGCGAGCAATTCCGATCTCACCTCGGCGTGCCTCTCGTTGCGGAGCAGTTCTACTCGATCCACAGCGTGGTGAACCAAACTCTGTTCGGCGGGTACAAAGTTTTTCAGGTTGACCCGACTTCCGGCACAAAAATTGAAGCAGCGGACGCTCAGGCGGCGATGGTCAAGGCCGAACTGAAGACGTGCGGCTTCAAGGGCGTGTCGATGAAGACCGAAATGCGCCAAGTTACATACGATGGCTTGTTCTACGGCTTCGGCGTCGCGCACTACGGTTGGGAAACAAAGCGGCAGAACATCATTCGCAAAGTTCAACGGGCACATCCTGACACCGTGAACATCAACGGCATCGGTGTAACCATTCCGAATTTCGCCGAAGACGACATCGAAGAAAAGACCATCGGCGTTCTTGAAATCAACATGCCGAAGTTCGAGCATGTGCCGATTCGTCGCGCACGTTACTCGCCTGATCTTCGTCGCGGCGATCCGCGCGTCGCAACATGGTTCGGTCGGATTATCTACAAGACCGGATACGAACTCGACGCGATGCGCAATACCGTGGGCTGGAAAATCCCCAGTCGCGAACAGTTGGTGAAGTTGTCCACTCCGCAAATGCAGGATGTGGCTCCGACGAACTCACTCGATACGCTGGGATCGAATACCGGGAACCCGGTTTTCCAGCAATCGACAACTCCACAGAAGGCGTTCACTGAGACGCAGACTGCGAACCTCGAAGCCGATCCGCTGGCGCGCACTTACGAACTGTTCGACTATTGGACGGGTGATCGGCACGCGATTATTCTGCAGCGTGAGTATTGCCTGCTGAACGAGACGCACCGTTTTGGCCGCGTTCCATTTCTGGGCTTCTGCTTCCGTGAAGCGCCGGACTCCGCGCATGGATACGGAATTGCGTTTTGGCTTACGGATTTCCAGCGCGTATGCCAAGGCGTCATCAACGCATTTTTGGATGATATGAACTTGAACCTGATGGGCACGTATACGGCCCCGGCGGGAACGAACAACTCCGCGCAGGCTCAGTGGATTTTCCCGGGCAAGATTTTCAAGCATGACCCGGCGGGTGAAATGAAGGCTCTGACTCGAAACACCATTGACGGAAAAGAGCCGCTGAGCGTCATCGCACAGATCAAAGCGTGGGCTGCATCTATCACCGGAGCGGGTCCGGGGACTCTCGGGTCCAATCCCGGCGCTGCCGGGGACATGCGCACTCCTGCGGGAGTCGAAGCGATCTCTGGCGGCGAATCGGTCAAGCTGCAAGACTTGATAGACGTGATTTCGGAACAAGTTTTCGTTCCGTTCTTGGAATTCTGCATCGAGAATAACCAAAAGTTGAAGCCGTCGCAAATTCGCGCCATGCTGTCGCAGGAACTGGCCGATGCTTCCAAAGTTACACCGCTCGACGTGCTGAACGGCTCATATCATGTGGACATTTCGGCGGGCACGAAGCTGGCTGCTCGCGAAGCCTTGAATAAGTACATCGGCGTGCTGCAGACTTTCATTCAGGCCCCCGGCACCGTGGAAATGCTGGCTCAGCAGGGAATGAAGCTGGACCCCAACGCGATGTTCGCATCGTTGTTTGATTCGTTCGGTGTGCCGTACAAGGAAACGTGGATCGTGCCACAGACCGATGAAGACAAGGCTATCCGCGCGGCTGAGAAGCAACAGCCGAATCCGACTGACCCACTCGTCAAGATTCAGGCGCAGACCGCTGGCAAGAAGGACATCGACAACAACCAAGCGGAAAACCGCATGTTGATCGAGACCGGAAAGCATTCGCTGAAGGAACAGGGAAAGACAACTGATCAGAGCAACGCGCTGGAATTACAGAAACAGGCGGCGGCTACGAAGGCCGCACAGCAAACGCCGGAAGCGCAGGGTTTTGACCGCGCCGCGAAGGGCGCATTTGCAACCGAGGACAAAGCGGTATTCGGATCGTAACACGGCCACGGTAATTAACCGGGCCATGTGAACGGAGCACATCATGAGCGAAGTCGGAAGTG